TTATATATTAGATTATTTAGCTATCATATCACGCATCTCAATTACAACTAATTGTAAAAGATCCGCCTGATCTTCTGTAAATTCAGAAAGCTTCATTTTGCGACCCATGATCATCTCAATTTTCTTTAGGACAACCACAGCATTATTCTCATCTGCTTCGATAAGTTTAGTCCAAAGTTCTTGAGCTTCGGCCCGCACAGTAGCAAAATCTACCTTTTCGCTCGTATCGCGCTCATTATGTTCTGTGACCGTCGCGCCATGACGCTCTTCTTCTTCAATGGCCTGCGCGAGAGCATCAACGAACTCCTTATACCCAAATTTAATGCGCGGTGCGAGATAGCGGAAACGACTTCCTGCTACAATTGTGGGAGTGGCGCGAGTTTGAATCCACCTTTCACTTTCACCCTTCTCATTCCAAGTCTGGGTAATGACCCCAATAATATCAACGATTCCATTAACAATCTTAAGGCATCTATTATTAAGGTCAGGCTGCATACCAATTGTTTTTCCGTCGGAATCCTGTGATTCCTTTAGGTGACAGGTCATAATAAGACCATAACCCATCATTGTAATCTGACGCAAAGTTGACTCAAACTCTTTTGAAAGAGCGGCATATCCACCACCATAAGGGATGTCACCAATTTTCTGAACACTGGCCTGCGCGCAAATAAATTTTTCGCATAAATCATAAGCAATAGCAACAGTATCAATACAAATTGTTGCATACTTAGCCTTTGCTTCCGGGCGATTGAGCTGACGAAGAATCAATTTCATCTCGCTCCAGGTTTCAACCGGCTGAACCATCGCACCAGGACGAGCATTAGTGCCTTTTTCAAATGCAAGAATCAATGCATTAGGACAAAGTGTGCAAAACTCCGTCTTCCCGATCTTCGGCTGACCCGAGAGGAGAAGGTATTTCTCCCTCAGGTCTTTGGAAATTGTACTAGGCTTTATAGCCATAATATCAATAGCCATTAATTACCTCCTTAAAAGCCGAGGTCAAGCTTTCCTTTGCTAGTGCTCTGCGCAGGAGTTTTTTTTGCTCCAGCAGTACTAGTCTTCGATCTTTCAAGACGTTCCTTGCGCGCAGCCATACCAGCCTTAATATCATCAAGTTCAAAAGCCAGATCGCCATCGAGAGGAGCCTGCGAACCGCCAGTTACAACAAATTCGCTTACGCTAATTGTGCGAACCGAACGCTGAGGTTCACCAAAATCAACTTCCTCAAGAATTTCTTCGGTACGAGAAGAGAAGTTAAGACGACCACTGGCCTTATAACAACCTCCTGCTTCCCAATAATTTTCAATTGCATTGACAACACTGGGAGTAGTCGCAACCAGAGGCACAACATCCAAGTTCATAACATTAGCTGTCGGTGAAGTATACTGCGGAACGATTGCAGTAATATTCAGCTTCGGGGGATCAAGTTCAACACCCTCACGATCTGTGGCGCGAGCAATATTAGAAACCATAAATTCGAGATTAAAAGTAGCCTCAGGTTTGAAGTCACCAACTGCACGAGACACGAATGAAGCATGAACCCTAGGCTGGGAAACAAGCTGTCCACCCTGGCCATAGAATTCATTCATACGAATGTTGCCGTTAGTGATACGAATTCGATCTGCCTGTGCGGCGCTACCGGCCGCGGCGATAGATACAAATTCCTTCATAACCTTTTCAATAGACTCGTAAGAAGGATTAAGTTTGCCAGCGCGAGTATATTTGCTAGAAAACATATGAACTGGAACTTCAACACTAACCTTCTCACCATTCACAGTCTGTTCAACAAGAACTTTAATAGAACCGCCAATGGATTCTACCATTTCACCGTTAGAGTTTGTAAAAGAACCATATCTAAGATCGCTTTCTGCAAGAATGCCCTCAATTCGTACTCTATTTTCTGCCTGTCTGAAACTCATTATTTTTTCTCCTATTCTTTTTGTTTATTTATTTGTTTGTTTATGTTTTAGTTTTAATTTGAGGGTGGGCCTAGCTTTAAGCTAGGCCCATTATTAAAAACTTATGATTACTCGTCGTCTTCAGAGGGAACAAAGTTGCGACCAGCATCAGTCAGGGTCACGATAGTGATCTTATGACCATCTTCAGTCTTACCACCATCTTCAGTCTCAACCAGACCCTTCTTAACCAGGCTGTTCACACGACCAGTAACAGAAGCAATCTTCTCTAGGCCAAGGCCTTCCATAATGTCAGAAGTCCGGCAAGAGCCGCCATGATTCTTAATGTAGTCAAAAGCTTCCTGAGTCTTTTCTGTTAGTACCATTTTTTTCTCCTTTTATCCGCCTTTCGTTTATTTATTTTTTAGTTTATTTTGTTCGGTTGGGCGGCCAACTTTTTGGTTGAAAGTCATCTTTAACTTTCTATATATATTATATATAATTTTTTTCTTTCTTTCAAATTTTAAACCGCATTTAATTTCACAATTTCTGAAAGTTTGGAAAGTTTCATAGATTTGACGCCTTGCGCGCCAAGTGAGAGTTTAGGAATATCATCAAGTCGGAGACGCAGTTGAGATGAAGTTGAAATGATAAGTATATCCTCTGTACCGTTAACGAAAAGGAAATCACTCATCATATCTGACTTTTGAATGCGTCTTCCTTTGGTGGCGCGCCCGGTAAGTTTTATCTCGGAGAGGGGAGAACGTTTTATATACCCATCTGCAGAAACAGAAACAATTTGGGTTGCCGATTCTTTTAAGGGATATGCACTTACAACCTCATCTCCCTCATCTAACTTCATACCAACTACACCGCGCGCAACTCGTCCGATTGAACGAATATCGTCTGTTTTAATTAGAATAAAGTTTCCTTTGCGCGACATTATACCGATTTTTTCGTTTTGGTGGAATGTAACGGAAACAATGTTGTCACCTTCGTCGAGTTTGATTGCGGTCGCGCCAGAATTTCGCTTTAGGCTATACTCCGCAAAATCAGACTTTTTAATAATGCCATGTTTAGTTACGAAGATAATGTAGTCTTTTGGACGAATTAGTGAAGCTGCGACAATTCGTTCATAGGGGAAGATTGATACGAAATTTGAGAGGTATTGCTTCTCTCCAATTTGGAAGTCTCCCATTTTCATATGGTAGAAATTTCCGTGAGTAGTGAAGAAGAGAATTATATCTGTGTTTTTTCCGATGATGTTATCAATAACGTTCTCTTCGTATTCGAGTTTAAACTTGGCGCCGACCCCATTTCTTTTTTGAGCATAAAGAGTTGAAGTTTCTGTAACATAAACCGCGCCTTTATTGGTAAAGGTAAGAGAAAGCTGTTTCTCTTCGATAGGCTCAGAACCTTCCTCATTAAGCTGGATAATTTTCGTTCGACGAGCATCTCCAAACTTGCGCGAGACCTCTTCCCAGCCATTAATAAGTTGTTGGTTAAATAGGTCTTCATCGTTGAGAATAGAAGAAATACGATTTGCTTCTTTTGTTAGTTGCTCCTTTTCATCCTCTAGTTTCTTTACTTCAAGGTGCGCCAAACGAGAAAGTCTCATGTCCAGGACTGCCTTAGCCTGCGCCGCATCTAATAGAAAGTTCGACTGCAAAGCAGTAGAGGCGGCCGCAGTAGACGCAGATTCTTTAATCGTCTGTACAACTTCTTCAATGCGCGCGAGGCAGATCAAAAGTCCATCAATTATATGAATTCTATCTTCAATTTTTCGCAGATCAAATTCAAACCCTCTACGATAAACTTCCTTTTCATGGTCGATGTGCGCTTGGAGCATTTCTTTCCAAGTAAAAAGACGAGGAAAGCGCCCATTATCCAACATTGTAAAGTTAATACCAAAATAAGACTGGAGAGAAGTCTCTTTATAAAGGAATTTTAGGATTTTATCGGGGTTAGCGCGCTTTGTAAGATAGATCTTTATAAGAGGAGTTTTACCGGTCAGATCATTAAAACGCTCAATCCCAGGATTTGATTCTCCATTTATAATTTCTTCCAGTTCTCCACAAATTGTATTAGTGTAGACCCCATAAGGAATTTCTGTCACCACAAAACAACGCTCATTCTGATCGAACTCAACCACGCTGCGAAGCTTACAAGCAAAACCCTGCCCATTCTTCATAGACTCTTTAACTTCTGACTCATTATAAAGAATCGCTCCAGTCGCGAAGTCGGGCGCACAATAAATTTCTTCAAAATCACAATCCGGATTTAAGAGAAGTCGCGCGAGAGCCTCATTCAGTTCCCTTAAGTTATATTGTGGAACAGAGCAGGCCATACCCACACCAATACCTGTAGATCCATTTACAATATTGTAAAAACCTTTTGTAGGAAGAACCGCGGGGTATTGTTTGGTGTTGTCATAAGAGTCGCGCCATTCAGAAATTGTATTCTTATCAATGTCGTCAAACATCACGTCCATCAGTTTAGAAAGACGAGATTCTGTATAACGAGGCGCAGCCCAATTCCCACTTGCAATAAGAGAACCAGCATTGCCCTTTACATCTACAAGAGGATAGCGCATCGCAAAAGGCTGTCCTGCGCGCATTATGACGCCTTCACAACTGGAGTCACCGTGGATATAGAAGTCTGCCATAGCCATACCAACAGCGTTCATGGTCTTTTTATGAGGATTTTTACTTGTAAGTTTATGAAGAAGCATTGAGTAGAAGATTTGGCGAGCAGAGGGCTTTAATCCATCGCGCACGTCAATAAGGGCTCGATTCTGTAAAACCGCGCCGGCGTATTGAATAAAGCTATCATTTATTGTTTGTTCTAGATTATTCATTTATCTTCAATCCTTCACACTCAGTGCAACCGTATGCTAAGTTACATTCTTTTTTAGTTAGATTACAAACATACTCTCCAGTTTTTTCTATAATTGGAGGAAATGACTTCCATTCAGAAAAATAACAGTCATATTTATCTTTTGGCAATTCGTTTACTATAAATTTCATTTAATCC